CACGAACTCTATTAACTTTTCTTCCATTCATTCCTCTAGACTTTCAGTAGATAAAGATAATAGAGTTCGTGCAGAACAAAGAAAGATGACAGAGAAATTGCGAGCGGAGTATTTAAATGGGATATAGCGAAGAAGTAGAGGTAATATCCTCAGTTTGTAGGAATAAAGATATCCATGTAATGTTTGATAATAATGCAGATGAATTAATTCATGACTGCGCCGATGTTTGGGGTTTTATTAAAGATTATTACGATCAAACCCGACAAGTTCCAGACGCACAATTGCTTACCACGAGGTTTAAGGATTTTGATCCAGTAGAATCTGGACCAACTGTTTACCACATTGAGCGTCTTAGAGAAACATATTTGGATGAATCGCTAAGAAACACTCTCCGCCGTGCAGCCAAACTTGTCAATGACAATGAATCAGTTAATGCCCTGAGAGAGTTGTCTAGAGATGTCACAAAGATGTCTAGAATAGGCGCTAAGGTAAGAGACATTGATGTTACAGATGTAGAAAATGCGCTGTCATATTTTGAGCAAACAAGACAGTCTGCTTTAGACGGCAATGTTGGAATTAAAACTGGAATCGCGTCGTTTGACGTATGCCTTCCGATGGGAATTGCTAAAGGTCAGTTGGGTATTTTGTTAGCCTATCCTGCCATTGGAAAGTCATGGCTTGCCCTTTATTTTGCAGCACAAGCCTGGAGGCACGGGTACAAGCCAATGATTGTCTCGCTTGAGATGACGGAGTATGAAGTTCGTAACCGTATTTTCACTATTCTTGGTAATGGACATTTTTCTCACCGCGCCCTGAGCGCAGGTAGAGTAGATGATGAACAATTTAAAGCGTGGGCGGAAGAGAATCTTAAGGGAAAGCCACCATTTAAGATTATCTCCAATGATACTGGATCTGAAATGACTCCTAATCTTATTACATCTAAGATAGATCAGTACAAGCCGGACATTGTTATCATTGACTACTTGCAGTTGATGACTGACAACAATGGAACATCTCAAAATGAAACGGTAAAGATTAAGAATCTTTCCAGAGAACTTAAACTTCTTGCTATCTCTCAACAGATTCCTGTTGTCGCTATTGCGTCTGCGACACCTGATGATTCAACAGATTTAGAGTCTGTTCCACAGTTGGGTCAGGTAGCATGGTCTCGCCAGATTGCTTATGATAGTGATTGGGTGGGCGCTATGGGTAGAGCAGCAAATTCAGATATCCTTGAGTTTGCACTAAGAAAAAATCGTAATGGATTTATGGGTAACTTCTTCATGGAAGTAGACTTTGATAAAGGAATATTTAAAGAGATATTAGATCCAATTGAATAATTAACCAGATATAATATAGATATTGTGGAATACGTCGGTCATAAAAGAATAAAAGAATTTCATATCGATGGAATAATTGATGATGATTCATCCATTCCTAAGATAAGAGAAAGATATGAATCTATATTAATAGACATGATGAGATCACAGGGCTATGTCCCACATCTTGACGTTGACCCAGCATTTAGTCTAGAATATACTGGAGAAAGATACACCTTTTTACTTACAATATATGGTATCTATATAGGAAAGGCCAAGGCTAGATGTTATTTAGCAGTAAGCGGAAACAACCTAATACCGATAGATTTTACCAGTCGGAACAAATAGAGTCCGTCCTGAGATCCTGCGATATTAAAATCGGAGGAGAGATCGATACACACTTTCTAATATACTGTCCATATCACTACAACACTAACACTCCAGCATGTGAAGTAGATAAAAACAATGGAATGTTTATTTGCTTTTCCTGTGGTGAATCTGGCGGCATTATAGATATGGTCATGCATTCAACTGGTAGAACATACTTTGAGGCCGTCAGGCTAATAAACTCATATCAAGAATTAAGTAACATAGAAGATGATGTAGATTTTATCATTGACCAAGAAAACAATCTTCCAGAGTTTGACAATGCTTTGATATCAAGACTTCACGATGATCTAATGAGAAATGCCAGGGGCGTAGAGTATTTTCAATCTCGCGGAATAACAATAGAATCTATGACTTTCCTTAAACTAGGTTACTCTAAAAAACAAGATATGGTTACCGTCCCAGTCTTTGACCATGAAAACAGACCTTTAGGATTTGTTGGTAGGTCAGTAGAAGGAAAATCATTTAAGAATAGTACGGGGCTGCCAAAGAGCAAGGTTCTGTTTAATCTTAATAATTGTCTAAGAGAGCGAGTGGTGGTTGTTGAATCATCGTTTGATGCTATCAGGTTGTGGCAACTAGGCATACCAGCCGTTGCCACATTGGGTGCCTCTATAAGTAGAACTCAGATAGAACTTCTTAATAAATATACTAGTGGGATTATAGTCTGCCCAGATAACGATGCGGCGGGTAGTAAGTTAGAGGAAAGAATTATGAAGTATTGTAAAAAAGAGGTAGAGGTGCTAAGGCTACAAGATGTTAAAGACGTAGGGGATTTATCCGATATTCAAATTATTGAAATATTTAAAATCTCTGGAAATAAGTTAAACTTAGCGATATAATATACAGATAGGCTCATGTACAGAGCCAAATACTAATTAGGAGAAAGACATGTCAGTTATTACAGGTTTGAAGAATATTAAGAGTAAGATGGACCGTCCACAGGTCGAAGAAGGATCACGAGCACGTTGGCTCAAGTTGGACGACGGACAAAGTGTTAAGATTAGATTTATTAATGAACTAGATGCAGATTCGCCACATTATGAAAAGGATCGTGGCCTTGCAATTGTCGTTGCAGAACATACAAATCCAAGAGATTATCGCCGCAAGGCTATTTGCACCCTAGATGATGAGGGTCGTTGCTTTGGATGTGAAATGCATCGTAAAGATCCCAAGGCTGGATGGAAGGCTCGCCTTCGTTTCTACACCAACGTACTAGTTGATGATGGAACAGAAGAGTATGTTGCTGTTTGGTCACAGGGAGTAGGGCCAAAGTCTCCTGCAACAAACATCCTTATTGAGTATGCAACAGATACTGGATCAATTAGTAATTTGCAATGGCGTCTTAAGAGAAGCGGAACGGGAACTCAGACTAATTACACTCTTATCCCCCTAGCAAATGATTCGGATAAGTTCGATTGGTCAAACGTAGACCCCTTCAACCTTGAGAAGGTTGCAGTACGAAATATCTCATACCCAGATCAGGAGTCATTCTTCATGGGTGTAGATGTAGACGAAAGTTCAAGTTCATCTGTTGACTGGTAAAATTGTTGACCTGAGTGTGGCACTAGGATATACTTCCTAGTGCCATACTCTTTTATTGGAGGAAAATGTTTCACAATCATCACAGCCACTCATACTACTCTTTATTGGACGGGTATTCCTCTCCAGAAGAATTAATAAAACGAGCGGCAGAGATAGGAATGTCGTCATTGTCTATTACAGATCACGGCAGCCTTTCTAGCCACAGAGAGTTTGTTGATGCTGCCAATGAAAATGGTGTAAAACCAATTCTTGGACTAGAGGCTTACTTTACTACGGATAGGTTGGACAAAAGATCTCGTAAGGATCGTCAGCCAGATGATCAAATTTATAACCACCTCATTATTCTTTCAAAGAATGACAGGGGGTTAGAAAATATAAATAAGATTTCTAAGAATGCCTGGGAAGAGGGATTTTTTGTTAAGCCAAGAACTGATTTTGACATATTAGAACAAAATAAAGATGGTCTAGTTGTTTTATCAGGATGTTTGAATGGAATTATTACTAAGGCATTGGAGAATAACAATGAAGAACTTGCTAGACAATACGCTGGATGGTTTAGAGATGTTTTCGGAGAAGACTTTTACATTGAGATTCAGCCACATAACCCTGCTGCTGTTAATCATTCTTTGCTCAACCTGGCTGACACTCAAGGTATTAAATCTGTCGTAACATTAGACTGTCACTATGCTTCACCAGAAGATCGGGTGGCAGAAGAAATCATGCTTATCCTTGGAACACATCCCAAGATTGAAAAAGATTCAACATACGAGACTAGTAAAAAGCATAAGGATCTAATGGACAGACTTGACTATCTTTATGGAGATAGGCAAATGACTTTCCGTGAACTTGATATCTGGCTTATGAATTACGAAGATGTAAAGTCACGAATGCTGGCCCAGGGAATCGACAGAGAGGATATTTACGAAAACTCTGTGGAGGTATCTGAAAAGATTGAGGGGTACAACATTAAAAGAAATGTTGACCTCCTTCCCATGAGAAGTGCAGATCCAGATTTGGAACTACGTCAAAAAGTTGTAGAAGGCATGAAGGCTCGTAATATCTCTGGGCCTGAGTATGATGAAAGAGTAGAAGAAGAATTACAGATTATCAAGGAAAAGAATTTTGCCTCTTACTTTCTTGTAGTTTCTAATATGATTAATTGGGCCAAGGGTCAGGACATTCTCGTTGGTCCAGGGCGCGGATCAGCGGCAGGAAGCCTGGTTTGTTATGCACTAGGAATTACAGAAGTAGACCCCATTGAATATGGACTGCTATTTTTTAGATTTATTAATCCAGAGAGAAATGACTTTCCTGACATTGATACTGATTATGAGGACCGCCGCCGTGGAGAAGTCAAGGAGCATCTTATTCAAGAATATGAGCATGTCGCTTCTATTGCTACCTTCAATACTTTCAAGGACAAAGGCGTTGTCAGAGATGTCGCTAGAGCCTTCCATGTCCCCTTGGCGGAGGTAAACAAATACCTTAAGAATGTTGACGGGTGGGATGATTTTATATCGTCTAAGAACACCCTAGAGTTTAGGCAAAAGTATCCAGAAGTCGTTGAATATGCCAATAGACTTAGAGGAAGAATTCGTGGTACTGGAATGCACGCGGCAGGAATTGTGACTGCCAAGACAGACATATCTTCCTACGCGCCAATTGAGACTAGAAAAGATACCCAGAGTGATGAAAGGGTTCCTGTCGTCGGTGTAGATATGGATCAGGCGGCGGATATTGGCTTGATTAAAATCGATGCGCTAGGGCTTAAGACTCTTACAGTTGTTCAGGACACCATTAAAAGTGTAAAAGAAAGAACTGGAAAGGAAATAAATCTAACAGATATTCCTCTAGATGATAGAGAAATATATGATGATCTATCTGCTGGATTTACCAAAGGGGTGTTCCAGGCAGAAGCAGTACCCTATACCAATCTTCTAATGAAGATGGGTGTTCATAATTTTAATGAACTTGCCGCCTCTAATGCCCTTGTTCGCCCAGGTGCTATGAATACTATTGGGGCCGATTATATTAAGAGGAAAAAGGGTCGCGCTCAGGTCTCGTATGTTCATCCAATAATGAAAGACTTTACGCAAGAAACCTACGGGTGTATCATTTATCAGGAGCAAGTTATGCAAGCCTGTGTTTATCTTGGCGGCATGACTATGGCTGAGGCAGATAAAGTTCGTAAGATTATTGGTAAGAAGAAGGATGCAAAAGAATTTGAGCAATTCAAAGAAAAATTTATTTCTGGCGCTACAAATCACATCAGCCAGGAGGCGGCAGAACATCTTTGGCATGATTTTGAGGCTCATGCTGGATATTCCTTTAACAAAAGCCATGCGGTCGCATATTCTATGCTTTCTTACTGGACGGCGTGGCTGAAGAAGCACTATCCTGTAGAATTTATGTATTCACTCCTTAAGAATGAAGGAGACAAAGAAAAGAGAACGGACTACCTCATTGAAGCCAAAAGAATGGGTATCAAGGTTCGTCTACCTCACATCAATGAATCTGAAGAGGATTTTAAACTTGAGGGTGACGCCATTAGATTTGGTCTGGGAAATATCAAGTTCATCTCCGCAGGCATCGCTAGGAAGATTATCTCCGCTAGACCGTTTGAGAATTATAACCAATTTATAACATTCAGTACCAAGAAGGGGTCTGGTGTAAATAGTCGTGCGGTGGATGCCCTGAATCGTGTGGGAGCCGCAGCGTTCGAAGATAACCCTAGATCTGGCAATGAAAAGGAAAACTTCTACGAGTTTCTTAATATTCCTGAGTTTGTCACTAATATTCCAAGATGGGTAGAAGCATATTTTAGACCTGTCGAAGATTACCAAGAGGATGGAGCCTTCATCATCATGGGGATGGTAAAAAGTATAAAAAGGGGCGACGGGTGGAGTCGAATAGAGATCGTTGATAAGACAGGAAGCATTGGTGTGTTTCACAAGCACGACACTACCATTGAGGCTGGAAGAATGTATATATTCCTAGTGTCCGACAATAGGGTGGCGTCATTTGTTAGCCCAGACGACCTTGACTCAACACAGTCCTCTTTTGTAAAGTATTTAAAGGCCAGAACTATGACCTTGGGGCCAGGGGAATATTATGTTGTAGAGATGGAGCCAAGAAAAACAAAGAAGGGTGACAAGATGGCAAACGCAGTCTTGTCTGATGAAGATAAAAACTTAATACCTTTAACGGTATTCCCAGGAGTTTATGGGCAGGCAGTAGCAAAGATGAAGCCAGGAACTAACTGCCGTCCAGAATTTATGGAAACTAAGTCAGGAAACCTGGCATTGAAAGGATTTATTAGATGAATTTAGATACACTAGCATCACAACTTCACAACACATCAACAGATAAAGGTTTTTGGGAACCCTTGTCTCGCATGGAAAATCAAGACACATTTATATTTTATGCAAAACAAATTGCCATGATCCAGTCTGAGGCAACAGAAGTTTTAGAGGCACTAAGAAAGTCCCATGGACCAGACAAAGTGGTCGAGGAACTTGCAGACATTATTATTAGAACTCTAGATCTTTGGAAGGGGCTAACGATTTATGACTCTGAAGAGTATCCTTCATTAGAAGAGATGGTTATGAGCAAATCAATAACAAATCAATCTCGTCCGAAACTGCACGGCGTTAAGGGATGATATACTTGTGAAGTCATATTTCCTTTATGGATCAGACGACGAAATGCTCATAGTAATTCGTGGATATGATGAAGACATAATGATAAAAATTATAGATTTGATAAAAAAATCTAGAGATGAAAATATAAGATCGTTAGCGGAAGTATTGGAGAGTCATTTTAATGAGCGATATTATGATGGAGGACGTTCTATCTCGTCTGGACCCGAAGATAAGAAAAATGGTGGGGAGCGCAGACAACGTTACTATAGAAAAACAAAAAACCCCAAGCCTGTCATTGAATAATGCACTTAAGGGCGGTCTTGCCTATGGAAGACAGGTTTTAATCTGGGGAAATAAATCATCAGGCAAGTCTTCATTTTGCCTACAAATGATAAGTGAAGCACAGAAAGAAGGAAAACTCTGCGCCTGGATTGATTCAGAGCAGTCTTACTCTCCAGAATGGGCAGAAAAACTTGGAGTAGACTCATCAAAGTTAATTTATTCTTCTGCTAAAACAATTAATGACATGGTGGATATCGGCACACAGTTGATTGAATCGGGTGTTGACATGCTAGTAGTAGATTCTATTTCAGCCCTACTTCCCGCTATCTACTTTGAAAAAGATGGATCAGAACTTAAGCAACTTCAAGACACGAAACAAATTGGTGCAGAGGCAAAAGATATGACTCATGCTGTCAAAATGCTCAACTATGTTAATGAGAAAACCTTGCTAGTTTTAATTTCTCAACAACGTAATCAGTTTGGATCTATGCACGCTTCCCATATTCCAACTGGAGGAATGGCGGTCAAGTTTTTCTCTAGCACAATTATTAAATTGTGGTCTAGTGAGGCAGAGGCTTCATCTATCAAAGACAAGATTTCAGTCGGTGATAAATTGATAGAACAAAAAGTAGGTAGGCCAGTCAATTGGACAATTGATTACAACAAAACTGGTCCTCAGTTTGTTACTGGATCGTATGACTTTTATTTTCAGGGTTCACATGTCGGTGTAGATTTTATAGCAGACCTTGTTGATACCGCTGAGATGCTTGGCGTTATTGAAAGAGGCGGCGCTTGGTACACCGTACTAGATGAAAGAATTCAAGGACGCGCCAATGTCATTGCAGCAGTAAGAGAAAACCTTGACATGCAAGAGGAACTAACGAGATTGGTATATGAAAAGATATGATAGATCCAAAAGATTTTATATCCTCAGATCAGTCTAAGAATAAAGAACTTCCAACTGTAGAAGGAACATTTTCCTGCCCAGAACAAGGATGCTATGAAGTAGTTACTGAAGCGGAATATGATGAAGAAAATAGAAAAGTCTTCTGGGTTTGCCCTAATGGTCATGAAGGAGGCGCTAGATATGAGCGAGCGCGGTGAATTAAAAAGAATAGGTGCCAAGGCTCATAAGAATTCTGGCAGAGGTAGATACCAAAAAGCCGATGGAAACACAGATAGATTTATTGTTGATGTAAAAGAATATTCAAAATCTATTTCTATCAATGAAGATATATGGGCAAAGGTGGTTACTGACTGTCTAAGAACAGATAATACGAAAAACCCAATGCTTATGTTGGTTTTAGGAAGCGGGGGCAGAAAAACTAGACTCGCCGTTATTGAGTGGGAAGTGCTAGAAGAATTATTGGAGGAGTTAAATGGACAACACAATTGATCTAATAAATCAAGTTTCTGAGTTTGCAGATATTCACGATTTTGTAAAAGATGAGGGACTTGATGAAGCAATGGCAGCAGTCGTAAAGATTATTTCTAAGCCAGATATCCCTCCGACACAAGCCCTCACACTTATTGCAAAACTACAGGCTTTGTCTGCTAAGTTTGGAATTCTTGCTGCATGGTATTCTACGGCGGCTAAAGGTCCAACTGGATCTCCAAATAACATTAAAAAGAATATTTATTATTCATCTAAAGATTCACTAGATAAACTCGTGGACTCTCTGAAGTATATAGTAAGGTATAATTTAGGTTAATTATGACTAAAAACTATCTTGCTTCCTTAATGTCGAAGCCTAAAAATACTACACTAAATACAAAAAAGTTTGTAAAGATGCTCAATTCTGCTTATCAGAATAGCAACTCTGTAAAAGAGTTCAAGCAAAAGAAAACATTCGCTCCATCAACTATTGGCTTTGGTCATGGAACCTGTGCTAGATATTGGTGGATTGCTTTTAATGGTGCGGAGTTTACTGAAAACATTCCCGCCGCCAACATTGCCTCAATGAGATCTGGAACAGACGCCCATGAAAGAATAGAGAAACTTGTTGAGTCCACAGGTATGCTAAAGGAAAGAGAACGTGAAATAAAATCAGAAGATCCACCCATCAGGGGCTTTGCTGACCTAGTTCTTGATGTAGACGGTGAAGAAATTATCGGAGAAATAAAAACAATCAAAGATCAATATTTTATTCAACGTAAATCTGAAGGGCATCCTTCCGATAGCCATCTACTACAACTTTTGATATATATGAAGGTAGAGGGTGTGGATGAGGGGTTTATTCTTTACGAGAATAAAAATGACAATGAACTGCTTGCCATACCAATTGAAATGTCGGACAAGAATAAAGAATACATAGATTATGTTTTTGACTGGATGCAAAATGTTTATTCTCACTACAAAAAAGATGTACCTCCTAAAAAAGGATTTTCTCCTTCTTCATGGGCATGTAAAGGATGCCCAGTATCTGATGCCTGCTCTGAAAGAGTGGAGGGCGTAGAAAAGATTCCTAATCTCAAGGTTGGTACGAAGTGAAACAATGTGCAAATTGCAACGTTGACTTTGAATCAAATAAAAAGAATCAAAAGTATTGCACTCCTTCATGTTGTCGTGTAGCAACCAACAAAAAAATAATGGAGCGTTACTATGAAAAAAAGGCTCGCCTGTCTGGTCAAAAAAGATATTGTGATTGCGGTCAACTCTTAAGCAGATATAATGAAAGCGATCAATGTTTCATATGCATAGAAAAACAAAAAGAAAATGATAGTGGAAAAATTTCGGGGGTGATTGATAATGTCATTAAAAAAATTAATAAAACAAAACGCTAACACAGTAATGGGCATCGATTCTTCCCCAAGTTCAATAGCATTTACTTTGTTCGATGGAGAGCCAATAAAGTGGGGTAAATTAGATTTTAATGGTACGACTATCTATGACAAGGTTGTTGACTGTAGAAATAAAATTTCTTTTATTAAAGAGAATATATCTCCTGATTATATTTGTGTAGAGTCTGCGATCATGGTAAAATCTCAATCAGTCGCAATTAACATGGCAATGATTGTGGGGTCAATTATTAGCATCCTTGCTGATGATTCTCAAAAAATCATTACTATTCCCCCAAGTGCATGGCAAAACTACATCGGAAATAAAAACCTGACAAAACAGGAAAAATTAGACATAAAGGAAAAAACCCCTGGTCGCTCAGAATCTTGGTATAGAAATCAGGCTAGGGTTATTAGAAAGCAAAGAACCATTGACTTTTTTAATAAAAAGTATAATATAGATATTGACGATAATGATGTTGCTGACAGCATGGGTATTGCTTTTTATGCCTACGAGAAATTGACCAGACATGTCTAAACTATATAAAAACAAAGCCTATCTTGTAAAAAGATATGTTGTGGAAAAGAAAAGCCTTGAAGAAATTGCAGCGGAATGCAATGTGAGCCACCAAACAATATATTTATACCTATCAAAATTCGGACTAATAAGAAACCAGAGGAAACTATCGTGATAGAAGTTGATCAAATATCAGGTCTTGATTATCCTAGAAACAAAACAGAAGAGGCTATTAAAAAGGAATGCGATAGATTGGCAGAGATGTTAATATCTAAAAACCGATCATATGGAAACTCCGCGCTTGACCCCTGCCGCATATTTTCTAAATCTGATAATGTTGAGCAGTTAAAGGTTCGTATAGACGATAAGTTATCAAGATTTTTGCGAGGCAATGAATTTCCAGGAGATAATGATATTGATGATCTTATGGGGTATATGGTATTATTGAGTATTGCACAGAAGGAGACATGGAAATAATGCCGATGTATACATATTACTGCATGGCTTGTGACCAAGATTTTGAAAAGTTGATTAAGATGGAAATGCGCGATCAGGCCATGTGTGATAGTTGTGGCAACAGGCTTATTCGTGGATTAGATAGGCCAGGTCTAGTATGGGCACCAACATCAAGTAAAGGTACTGGATTCAGAACCTGATAAAATTAGGATGGTCATGATTAAAAAGAATGCCTCTAAAAGAGAAATAAAACCTTATTACTATAATGATAATATCTCCGTATTTTATGAAATGAAATACGGTAATGAAGAAATAAAGCCTGGGGATTTAATTAAATTTAAAAACATAAGAGGAACTTTTAAGTTTATTCAATTAGTTCATCATAGGGGTAAAGATGTTTCGTGGATTGACTGCATGGATAAAACGAGCGGTGAGTATCGTTCATTTTATGTGGACAAATTCAAGGGTATGATCAGAGCAAAGAAGAGTATAAGAAAGAAGATGAATGTCAAAGGAACTTGATTTTGCTGATAGGTGGGAAAATATCAACAGAGTCGTTGATGTATTTCTCAAGGGTACGACCAACCCTTCTGCGATAGCAAAGGTTACTGGATTTAAAAGAGTAGACGTTGTTGACTATTTAAATGAATGGCGATCCGTTATTCATAGCGACCAGCAAATTCAAGTTCGTGCTCGTGAAGCATTAACGGGTGCCGATAAACATTATTCCATGCTCATAGAAGAAGGATGGGACGTTATAAAACAGTCTGACACAATGGGAGATCTTGCTAAGAAAACTGCTGGAATCAAACTAGTAGCAGACATACAACAAAAACAAATTGATATGCTACAAAAGGCTGGAGTCATTGAAGATAATGAGATGGCTGATCACATCCTTGAAACAGAGAGAAAGCAAGAACTACTAGTTAAAATACTAAAAGAAGTTGTAGCAGACTGCGATCATTGTAAAGTAGAAGTTCATAAACGGCTATCTGAAGTGACAGGTAAGGCTGAGGGCTTTTAATGTTTAATGATTTTCTGGAAGTCTTGAATGAAGATGACTTTGATGAAAAGCCAGTACCTATTGAAAAGTTTGTGACAAGCGACGAATATCTACAACTACCCCCGCTTTCTGAATATCAATATCAAGCAATAAAAGCAATGACTCAGATTTATAAAAAAGAAACTTTAATTAAACTTTACGGAGAAGTCGATGGTGAAAAAAGATATCGACAAACCTGCAATGAAGTAATTTTACAGTTAGGAAAAGGAAGCGGTAAGGATTATCTATCCACTATTGCTGTTACTTATTTAGTATATTTATTGCTGTGCCTAAAAGACCCCGCCAAATATTTTGGGAAGCCGCCAGGAGACTCCATAGACATCCTAAACATTGCTATTAACGCAGAGCAGGCGAAGAATGTTTTCTTCAAAGAACTAAGGAAGAGGGTAGAAAGATCTCCGTGGTTTGTAGGAAAATATAATATTACTGCACAGAGCATATCATTTGACAAATCTATTACATGTTACTCAGGTCACTCCGAAAGAGAGTCTTGGGAGGGCTATAACGTAATTTGTGTAATTCTGGATGAGATTTCTGGATTTAGTAGTAGTTCAACAAGTGGTAATGAGCAGTCTAAAACAGGTCAGGCGATCTACGATATGTATAGAGCCTCTGTTGATTCACGGTTTCCAGACTTTGGCAAGGTAGCCCTGCTCTCCTTTCCTAGATATCGTAATGACTTTATTCAGCAAAGATACAACTCCGTAATTGCTGACAAAGAAACAATAATCAGAGATCACACTTTTAAACTTGACGAGGAACTAGACGATGTAAGAGAAAATGAATTCTCAATATCCTGGGAAGAAGATCATATTAATGCATATAAATATCCTAAAGTCTTTGCACTCCGCCGTCCAACATGGGAAGTTAATCCAACAAGAAGGATAGAAGATTTTAAGATTGCTTTTTATAACAATCCAGTAGATGCTTTGGGTCGATTTGCATGTATGCCACCAGACGCCGTAGATGCTTTCTTTAAATCAAGGGAGAAGATCATGGCCTGCTTCAATCAGACAAACAATGGTGTGGATGAGGGTGGCAGGTTTAAAGACTGGTTCCAACCACAAGATGAAAAAGAATATTACGTTCACGTTGACCTTGCACAAAAGCATGACCATTGTGCCGTAGCCATGTCACACGTTGATAGGTGGGTGCAGATAAAAAGTTTTATGGGACACAATGTTGTCAGCCCTATTGTCGTTGTAGATGTTGTTAGGTGGTGGACTCCAACCTCAGACAAATCAGTAGATTTTTCAGAAGTCAAACAGTTCATTGTTGATTTAAGGTCTCGCGGATTTAATATCAGAAAGGTCACCTTTGATAGGTGGAATTCACACGATATTATGTCTGAACTAAGAATGATCGGCATTGACACAGAAACTCTATCTGTTGCTAAAAAACATTATGACGATATGGCAATGCTTGTAGGAGAAGAAAGAATTATCGGCCCAGAAATTTCTCTTCTCATAGATGAATTATTGCAACTAAGAATTATTCGTGATAAGGTAGACCATCCAAGAAAAGGTTCAAAAGACCTTTCGGATGCAGTATGTGGTTCAATTTATAATTCAATTGCACATACAAGAAAATCTGCTGGAGAAGTAGAGATTGAGGTTCATACATACAAGTCTTTTACCAGAGACAACGAGGCGGAGGATTTAAAAAAACAACAAGAAAAAGATCGAAATGTTATTCAAGCCCCTCAAAGAAATTTAGATGAATATATAGACTCTATAGGAATGGTATAGTTATGGATTTTAGTGATGAGATCATTGACGCAATGATGAGGAAAGGATACTTAGAGGAAGCAGGATTTAATTCTGCTGGAGATCCTTTATATAGAATCACTCCACTATTTTATGAAGAGCAGGCAGAACTTGTAGAAGAAATGAAAAAGATTGACTCCGACCTCCTAAATAGTCTATGGTTTAAGGGCTACATTGATTTAATGATGGACGAGAATGGTCTTGGATTTATTTACCTGAATGATAAATCAGATTCCTGGATAAATTCAGACGATTTAGTAGAAGAAGAAAAAGCCATGATGTATTTAATCTATAGCACAGGAGCATACTATGGAGCCAACAACTCGTAATGTCATTGATTATTATAAAGAATGGGAAACTGAACAAATAAAGGCGGATCTTGATACCCGCCGTCTTCCTTTCATCACAGCATTTGAAAATATTTCTGGTGATTTAAATAAGTCTTCTGGAATAAGAAACAGTAATGCTTTTATGGCAAAAGAAACTTGGATAGTAGGAAAGAAAAGATGGGATAGAAGGGGCGCGGTTGGCTCTCATAATTATATTCATTTAAAGTATGCTAATTTTCTTGGTCAGGTTTGGCTAGAAAACAAACATGTTCGTAAGGCAAAATGGGTGGCAGTAGACAACATTCCTGGTGCTGTTCCTATTACTGATTATGAGTGGAGGCCAGATTCGTTTATGATTTTTGGTGAGGAGCAAAGGGGCGTCAGCGATCTAGCGTTAAATATGGCAGACGAAGTTGTTTATATACCTCAATTGGGTAGCGTAAGAAGCCTAAATGTCAGCGTAGCCAGCGGTATTGTAATGTACGATTATGTTACAAAACTAGGAATGCTACAATAAGTTATGGCAACCTGTGATTTTTGTTTAGATCAATCAATAGGTAGAGGTCTTGTTAATAAAAGTTATCTTTATCTTTGTAGAAATCATTATTTTGCCTATTACACATCTATGATCGGATGGGAGTTTACTAACCTTGGCAGAAACGTACAAGCCGACTGATTCTATGGCATCAAATGCTCGTAGAGGTCTGGCACTAAGAGATGAATTTAATCGTGGAGGAACCGCTGTTGGCATTGCTCGCGCAAGAGATATTGCTAATAAAAAAAATCTAAGCGAGAGCACCGTGTTAAGAATGCATTCATTCTTTAGCCGTCACGAAGTTGACAAGAAGGGCAAGGGGTGGAAGCAGGGAGAAGAAGGATACCCTTCTAATGGTCTTATTGCATGGTTGCTGTGGGGCGGAGATTCTGGTAAGTCCTGGGCGGAATCTAAGAGAAACCAAATTATGAGAAGGCGTGAGCAGTCTAGCAAGATGTGGAAAGGCTCCGCTTTCGATATAACAGAATAGACTCCGATATGCCAGCAACGTCTGAGTTACGCGGTTGATTCCAGTATGAGTTGCGTCAAACGTGCAGTTACTTAGGATGGTATAGTTACCCGCTGGCATATCGGCCTTGGTCTGTGGCGCAATGGCAGCGCAATCGGCTGTTAACCGATGGGTTGTAGGTTCGAATCCTACCAGACCAGCGTGCCGTTATTTACATTTTGGTGTCTGGTAAAAACAGACAAAGGATATGTTGTAAAGCCCTATATACACCTGTATAATAATATGATAGAGATGATTCAATATGGAAATGCACACAGATGATGAATGCCAAAAATATTGGCGAGATATATTTGCTCACCAGTTAGAAGAGGCTCATAATGTGCATTGGCCTCAAGAAACCGATACAGATGCAGAAAGATCAAAATGGTTTCGTGAAGGCATTCGCTATGCTATGATGATTATTCGTTGGGATTATACTGAGTAGAAAGAGATATTATGAAAAAGATTTTGGCAGCCGCCGCAATTTCTATGGTGGCTTTGGTAGGATGTTCTGCAAATTCAGAGCCTACTCCTACGGTAACAATAACAGAACAGGCACCACCTCCTGTTAATCAGGACGATGGCGTAGTTTCTAACGTAGCACAATATGTTGATTTTGTTAAAAATAAGGGCGGACTCTATGCATCTATGGCTACCCCTGGTGATTTAATTAATCTTGGAAACATTGTTTGTGAGGGTTATTCAAATGGCCTATCTCAAGATGATGTAGTAGAAGCCCTCGCTTATGCTTTGACAGAAAATGGCATGAACAATCAAAACGGCGCTCAGTTTGCAGCAGCAATAATTGTAGGTGCTGAAAATTATCTATGTCCATTGGCGGTGGTTTAATTGGCACTTCATAATCAACTACTTCTTAATGGTCATATTACTAATGCGATGGCGAACGAAGATGAAGTAATTGACTGGATGACAAATTTAGTAGAAAAAATTGATATGAAGATCATCCAAGGTCCATATGCCTCTTATGTAACAAAAGAGGGAAACCGTGGAATTACCTGTACAGTAATGATTGAAACATCTCATATTGCTGTACATATTTGGGACGAAGAAGAACCTGCGCTTATTCAGTTTGATCTTTACACATGTTCACATCTTCCAGAAGAAAAAGTTATTCAAGATCTAAAAGATAACTTTGGACTTATTGACTACCATTACATGGTTCTTGAAAGAAGTGCGGGGTTCAATGTCAAGGCAACAAGGTTGTCGGTGTACTAATGTATCAATATAACGCTACCGTAGTAAATATTGTTGATGGGGACACCGTTGATTTAAACATAGACCTTGGATTTCATATCTGGGTGACAAAAAGAATACGTCTTGCTTATATTGATACGCCTGAACGATTTAGTGATGAAGGTAAAAAGGCAACAGAGTTTGTTAAACAAACAATTCCCGTAGGAAGCAATGTTGTTGTTAAAACTTCTTTGGATAGTACCGATAAATATGGTAGAGTTCTTGGAGAAATTTATAGACCAGATGAACTGAAAAGTTTAAACAAGATTCTTCTAGAAAATAATCTAGCAAAGGAATATAAGTAATGAATGTTGTTATTGCAGGAATTATGTCTTTTGTCATGTCAGTATTTCCCTCAACATCTCCTCCAGACCATCTTCAAACACCCAAGGTGAATGCTGTCGAATATGCTAAATTTGAGAAAAGACAGAAGAAAAATCAAAGGTTACCTCGCGTACAATGCAATAATCAACTTTATAAGTGGCTGCATGAGGCTGGCTTTAGAGGGCATAATATTCGTGAGGCATGGGCAATTGCTATGCGTGAAAGCAACGGAAAGCCCACACAGATTTCAAGTGGTGTAGACCATGGACTGTTTCAGTTTAATCGTCCAAGTTGGGGAGGTAAGCCGTGGTGGAATACACAGATGCTTCTGACCCCAGTATACAATGCCAAGATCGCCTACCAATTAAGCGATGGCGGCAAAAACTGGCAGCCTTGGGGAATGGGTGATCACAACGAATTTAATTTTACAAACTATGGAATGTGGTCTGAGTGGCAGTTATATAATTGGATTGTAGAGCCATATCAGCGTTACTACGCACAATACCCTTGTTAATGGAGAATAAATGAGAATAGGATTTCTTTCTACAGATTGGGGCGACCATAGAGAAGCCCAGCCTGGTGGATGCACTAACATTAGAATGATGCTCCCTGGTCACCATCTTTCCACTATTGGTCACCAAGTTATGGTAGGCGAGGCAGGATGGAAAGATGGGGAGGGTTTTGTTGCTGTTAGGCCATATGAAAGGCTCAGGGCAAAGGATAGGGGGCCGATAAAAAACTATGACTATGGATTTGAAAAGTTAGATGTAGTTGTTCTTAAGTTATTCATGTATAAGGAAGCAGTAAAGTATATTGAGTTAGCAAAATCATATGGTCAAACTATCATTATTGATACCGATGACCACTTTGAAAAATTGCCAGAAGATAATCTTGCTTTCAGAACAACAGATCCAGAAACTAATCCCACAAACAATAGAAAGCATCTAATCGATACATATTCTGTTGCCGATGGAATTATTGCTAGCACAAAATTCCTGGAAAATAGAATGAAGCAATACAATGACAATGTTTATAGAGTTCCAAATTCATTAGATCCAAACACATTTATTTATAGAATGGACTTTGCTAAAGACAAGCCAACTATTGGATGGGTTGGAATAATGATGTGGAGAGTAGAAGATATCAGGACTGTCAGCGGTCCAGTAAAAACAATGGTAGATTCTTATGGATTAAAGTTTCATCACACAGGAATTATGTTGGATAAACCTAATTGGGCAGCAGAGATTCTAGGAATTGATCCAAGCAATATGAGTAAATATACAGGAGCAAGGCCACAATTCTATGCTAATGTTTTTACTCCAATAGACATAGGAATTGTCCCCCTAGTAAAAAGTGAATTTAATGAAGCAAAGAGTAATTTGAAGGGATTAGAATATGCGTTATCTGGTATACCCTTTGTCGCCTCAGATACGAAAGAATACAGAGATCTTGCAGAACTTGGAGTCGGAAGAATTGCCAAGTCCAATAAGGACTGGATTAAAAATTTTAAGCAACTCCTTGACCCAGAGGTTCGTGAAGAAGAAAGAAAAAACAACCACACAATAGTATCAAGGAACTTCAACATAAATCTGGTAAAATATAAGTGGTCGGAAGCAATAGAATTAATTCACATGAATAGGGGTCATTAGTATGCCATACGATGTAAGACATAACTATAGAGGAAGGTCAGGATATTCCGTAGTAAGCCCTGATGGTAGCGTCAGGGGGACACATGCTACTAGACAGGAGGCTGTCGCTCAACAACGTGCTTTATATGCAGCGGAGGAAAATTCTAAGAAAGAAGTTACAAAGATGGAGCATAATCTTTATGATGAACTTCCTCCTGCGGAGAAAAAATTCCACGACTCGCTGGTATCTATAGCAGAAGAATACGGACCTCTTGACGCAGAAGAAACTGGAATTTGGATTGGATATGAAAGTGCAGAAATGAATACGGATGCCGCTATTGGAGTAATGTGTGGCAACTGTTCCATGCATTATGAAAATGATGACGGCAGCATTGGATGTATGATTCTTTCATATAAAATTGAAGAAGGTGGAAAGTGCAGATTGGCAGCAATTCCTCCAGGGTATGTAAAGTCACCAACTCCGCCAGATGACAGTCCAGATATGATTACAAGAAGTTTTTGGGGCGGTAGATTTAGATGAAATTAGTATCTACTCTAAAATTAGTAAAACTTGATAGCGATCCCTTATCTGTAGAAGAGGGTGAATTATATTTTAATTCATCAGAAAATAGATTTAAAGTAGGAACTTCTGGATCTTGGGTAAATATTATAGATACAAATAACTATAACATTACTTCATCAAGATCGGTTTCTACTATATCTAATGGGTCTTCTTCATTCTCTTATGCAGTTCTTTATGAAGACTCTAATTCCATCCTCCTCGCTGATTCGGCTTCTTCTGTTAATTTTATTGTTCCTTCTAATGAAACATATGAAATCCCCGTGGGGTCTTCAATAAAGGTTGTACGATCTGGTGAGGGTAGTGTAGAATTTACTGGAGAAAGCGGAGTTACAATCAATTCCCCTTCTGACATATACCTAACCGCACAATGGTCTGATATAGATTTGATTAAAGTTGATACTGATACTTGGATTCTTTCAGGAGAATTCCCCGACATATATTAGGAGCCAAGAATGAAAATTCTTGTTTACGGGAACACTAAGTTCTCAGATTATGACACGTTTACCCGTGCAGTAGTTGTTGCTATAGATAATCTCGCTAAGGGTAATGAAAATAAATTAGACATTTATACTGCTGGACCATATAAAATTAATCAGTTTACCGCTGAGTTTGTGAATAAAACGGAACAATTTTTTAAACAAAAGGGGATAAAGTCAAGGTTTTATAGAGTTTTAAAGAATGATGTTGTGGAAAACTTTGACTCTTATGGTGTTGATGGTGTAGTATATTTATCAACTAAAAATGATCGATCTGAATTGTTTGACACGATCATTGCAGATGCAGAAAACAATAACATACCTGTTAGTGTATACAAAGTATAGGAGAAATTGTGGCTATCAAAGGAGCAGGTCGCCATATCTAAGCGCGACCAAGCATATTTGTCAGTAGCATCGTATATGGCTACTCAGTCTAAGTGCAGGATGAAGCATGGGGCTGTTGTCGTTCGAGGCGGCAGAGTCCTAGGTACTGGAACAAACAAAGAAAGAAACCATCCCATGATTGTTTCTACAGATCATATCAAGCAGCATTGTTCTGTACATGCCGAGATTGATGCTATTAGAAAGGCGCGTGATGTTTCTGGAGCAACTGTATATGTTGCAAGAGTAAATAAGCGTGGACAAAATCGTGACAGCAAGCCTTGTTCTAATTGCTATAAAACAATGACAGAACTAGGTATAAGAAAAATTGTCTATACAACAAGTGAGGAATAATGAATAGCAGATTTATTAACTACGACCAGGCCCATACCCTAGTTGACAAGTTTCCTAACTTATTTTGGGAGGGATGGGACATTGTGGAGTGGAAGTCTAATAGAGATGGCTTTTATAAAAAGAATGGAATGTACCGCAATGGTCGATGGGGAACGGCTGTAAGATATTCCCCAGGAGATAAGGGCTGGAAGGTTCCTAAAAAATATGTGGATGAGTGAAGCCCTTTGTGCAGGGACAAATACAGAAAAATACTTTGATCTTTATGAAGAAGATGAAGAACTTGCTAAAGAAGTAGATAGAATGTGTTTGTCTTGTCCCGTGGTCAAGGAGTGTTTTGAAGAAGGTGTTAATACCGAATCTTACGGAGTCTGGGGTGGAATCTTTCTTAATGAAGGTAAACTGGACAATGTAAGAAACTCTCATAAAACTGATATAATATGGGAAAAGTTACTACCGTTAATCTCAGGGGAATGATGATAAATAAACTGTTAGTAAAGGTACTTAAAGATAACAAACCTCCTTTCGATGTAATTGTTGACCTAGTAGAAACACCACATTATGTTGCCTTGAGAGTTTATGAAAATGAAGTCATGTCCTTATCAAATGAGAGGCAACTTCTTGTTATGGAGTATCTTCACAAGATGAGAAAAATAGTAATGGACTTTGGATATAAGTGCCATTTTCAAGGCGTTCCGGGCGACCCCCCAAGGAGCATATAGTGGAAAATATATGGATAGAGTCTGAGCGGTGTTGGGGTGAAATTATTAAACAAACCGTGACTTTTTCCATTGTCCGTTTTTATAAAGACGGAATGTTTCATGAAGAAATTATAGAAAATGAAGACTTAGTTAGTTTATCTGATATGGGAATAGATTATGAATCAGACTGAAGCAATATGTTTTGATGATATTTTATTGGCTCCTCAAAACAGCAAAATAGAATCTAGAAAAGAAGTTAACTTGTCAATGAGGGCTGGTGGACTAAGGCTTAATCTTCCTATTATTGCCGCCCCTATGGATACAGTATGTGACGATAAAATGTCGGCGTCCCTCGCGGCAAGAGGGGGCCTTGGAATAGTGCATAGACATCAGCCAATAGAAAGCCAGGTGTCCATGGTCAAATCAGTTGTTGACCAAGGTCATAAAAATATTTTTGGATCTATTGGAATAGATGGCGACTTCCTGATGGATGCAAGAAGATTGATTAATGCAGGAGTCTCTGGAATCTGTATTGATGTAGCAAATGGTCATAATGACAGAACAATAAATGCCGTAAGATCTGTATACCAAGAATTTGGAATTCATGTTATGGCTGGAAATGTCGCCACAGGACAGGGATATTTAGATTTGGCAGAGGCGGGGGCTAAGAGTATTCGTGTAGGAATTGGTGGTGGATCTATGTGTACTACCAGAATTGTCACGGGTCACGGACTGCCCACCCTTCAGTCTGTTATAGAGGCGGAGAAGGCGCGAAGTTCTCATAAAATAGACTGTGCCATTGTTGCTGATGGTGGAATAAGAAATTCTGGAGACATGATTAAAGCATTTGCTTTAGGAGCAGACTTTGTAATGATTGGCTCCATGTTGGCGGGAACCAATGAGTCTCCTGGTGAGATAATAGGAGACAAGAAGGTTTTTCGGGGAATGGCTTCAAGATCTGCCCAGAATGATACTCGCGGTAAGATCTCCGTTGTTGAAGGAGCCGAAACAATGATTCCGATAAAGGGTCCAGTAGACAATATTCTAAATGATATTTCTGGAGGTTTAAGAAGTGGTTGCTCCTATTCTGGAGTGCGTAGACTCTCCGAACTCTGTTTATTCGCAGATGTTAGAAGGATATCTCCTAACAGTATTTCCGAAAACATCCCCCATGGAGCAATCAATGTTTAAAAAGAATCCTGTAGAGTATAAGCAGCCTCAAGAATTTTTTTGCATAAACTACGACTGTTTAAATGAAACAGCCAAAAACAATTTTCTCTCACACCTCCTGACGGAGGATGCGTCAAAGAATTGGGCTGAGTTGTATTGTATAGATTGTATTATAGAAGGGAAAGTAGAATGAAAAAGGCGTTGGTTTTAGGTGCTGGTGGCTTTATTGGAAGTCATATGGTAAAAAGACTCAAGTCTGAAGGACATTGGGTACGAGGTGTAGATCTTAAAAAGCCAGAATTCTCAGAGACATGTGCAGACGAATTTATCGTAGGAGATCTTAGAGACCCCAGGCTTGTCGATAGAGTTGTAAGATTCCATGGAGAGCAAGGAAATTTCTATGAAAACATAGCACCAAAGTTCCACGAACAGTTTGATGAAATTTACCAGTTCGCCGCTGACATGGGTGGTGCAGGATATGTTTTTACTGGTGAAAATGATGCTGATATTATGCATAATTCAGCAACGATCAATCTAAATGTTTTAGAGTCTGTAAGAAAGTTTAATGAAAAAAAACAAAACAATAAAACAAAAATTTTCTATAGCAGTTCTGCCTGCATGTATCCAGAAAGAAATCAATTAGATCCAAACAATCCAAACTGTTCAGAGAATTCAGCATACCCAGCAGAGCCAGATTCTGAATACGGATGGGAAAAACTTTTTAGTGAAAGACTTTATCTTGCATACGCTAGAAATCATGGAATCCCAGTAAGAATTGCTAGATATCACAACATCTTTGGACCCGAAGGAACATGGCGCGGGGGTAAAGAAAAGGCCCCTGCTGCAATTTGTCGTAAGGTGGCCTATGCAGATAGCGGAGACACCATTGAAGTATGGGGGTCAGGAGATCAGACACGATCATTCTTATATATTGATGAGTGCATTGAGGCAACAAGAAGGCTAACGGATTCAGATTTTTCAGGACCAGTAAACATCGGATCAGAGGAAATGGTATCTATTAATGAACTAGTGGATATCACCTCTGAAGTTTCTGGAAAAGAAATTTATAAGAAGCATATTGATGGACCCATTGGAGTTAACGGAAGAAATTCTGATAATACTTTGATTAGAGAAAAGTTGGGATGGGATTATTCTCAACCACTTAAAGAAGGAATTAGACAAACATATGGGTGGATAAGTGAGCAAATTAATAACGATAAGTAAACAGGAAGTACAAAATGAAGAAATACAGCACCTTGCTAAATACATATCATCATTTAGTGATGAAGAATATTTATGGAGGCTATCTGCTGGAGAAACAGAATATAAACTCTATTCCAATATTTCTCATAAGTTTAATAATTCTATCATTTTAGATATAGGAACAAGAGGTGGAAATTCCGCCCTGGCTTTGTCTAAAAATGAATCTAATAAAGTAATTAGTTATGACATAGTAAAACTTCCAGCACAAACAGAGTTAAAAAAGGAAAACATAGAGTTTAAGGTTAAGGATTTTACAAAAGAGTCCGGCTTGGACTGGGAAAATATTCCCTTAATCATGATAGATGTTGACCCCCATGATGGATCTCAGGAAAGAATAATGTTTGATTTTCTTGAATCTATTTCATGGTCTGGGATAATTATTTTAGATGATACAAGAGCCGATATTTGGCCCCAGATTGCTGACTTTGTTTCTGAAATTAAATATGTAACTCACGACGTAACAGACATTGGTCATTTTTCTGGGACGGCTGTTGTTGAATTTGGAGATAAATATAAAGTTAAGGTGATAGATTAATGAAAAGAGTTTTAGTATTAGGATCTTCTGGTCAAGTAGGTGCCTACCTAGTTAATGAATTAAAAGAACATGGTCACAAAGTTTTTACCATGGATATTGTAAATGGGTTAGAAGAAGATTTAAGAATAAAGTCTGACAAGTTAGAAACTTATATATCTGAATCAGACTTTGTTTTCTTCCTGGCTTTTGATGTCGGAGGATCTAGATATCTTTCAAAGTACCAGCATACATTTCAATTTCTAGATAACAATATTAAGATGATGGATACGGTATTTAGTTACTTGAATAAGTACAAGACTCCATTTATTTTTGCCAGCAGTCAAATGAGTAATATGTCCTACTCGCCATATGGAATATTAAAGGCGGTAGGAGAACAGTATACAAGGGTTTTGCAGGGAAGAACTGTAAAGTTCTGGAATGTTTATGGTATAGAGCATGATCCAGAAAAGTCTCACGTTATTACTGACTTTATTAACAAGGCTCGTAATGCTGGTGTAATCGACATGATGACGGACGGCGAAGAAGAAAGAGAATTTCTTTACGCAGAAGATTGTACTGAGGCTTTAATTACATTAATGAATAGGTATGATGATATTCCCGAAGAAGCACCTCTTCATATTACAAGTTTCTTATCTACAACAATCATTGATATTGCAAACATTATCGCCATGAGATATGACGCTAAAGTTGTTCCTTCAGATAAAAAAGATTCTGTTCAGATGGATAAAAGAAACCAGCCAGATAAGTTTATTCTTAATTACTGGCAGCCAAAGACAAGTATAAACAAGGGTATCGAACTAGTGGCAAGGGCAATGGAAGATGAAGTTTAATGCTATTTCTGGAGAATCTTTTACTTCCACCCGCAGCACTTCTCATAATAATATAAATAAAAAGTTTCAATGGTCTGATAATAACGACGGAGATGTTGATATTTATATTGACGGAGAAATATTTAACATCATAAAGAATGATGACGGTAGAAAAAAGTTTGCATGGTTGTTAGAGTCACGCACCATTATCCCTGATGTATTTAAATATGTAGAAGAAAATTACGAAGAGATATTACAACATTGTGAAGGAATTTTTACATGTGACAACTCTCTAACAGATAAGCCTGGATTTCTTTATACAATTAGTAACGCTTCTCCGTGGATTTTAACTAAAGAAATATATCAAAAAACTAAACTTCTATCTATGATTTCGTCTAATAAAGCCTGGGCGGAGGGTCATAGAAGAAGGCTGAGATATGTGGAAAAGTGGCGGGACAAAGTAGACTTGTATGGTAGAGGGTTTAAAACTTTAGACTACAAAGAAGATGGTCTACGAGATTATATGTTTTCTGTCGCCATAGAGAATGAAAAATACGACACATACTTTACAGAAAAATTGACAGACTGCTTTGCATGTGGGACAATACCAGTATATTATGGTAGCGAAAAGGTAAGTGATATGTTTAATCCAGATGGAATAATATTTATCAACAAAGAGTTAGAC